AATTTGTACCTCCTGTTTTGTGGATTGCAAGCGGATCCTTTTGCCGTGCCGCCTGCGCAACAGCAGAAATGGCGATACGAACAAAGGGAACGCTGTTTGTTAGTCAGTATAACATAGAACTGTGAACTTGAAAAGAACAGAGGATATTTTTTGTACAATAGAGTTCTTTTAAGACAGCAAGGAAATAAAAATAACGCATAACGGACGATTTTGACAAAAGAAAAAGAGCAAAAAGATTTTTGGATTTTTTTTGAAAATATGCTTGACACAGGCCGCCCTGATTGCTATAATAATATGCGTCGCGGCGGTCAGGCGGTAGCCTGATGCAAAGCGCGAAGGGTTTGGCCCGGTAGTTCAGTTGGTTAGAACGCTAGCCTGTCACGCTAGAGGTCGTCAGTTCGAGCCTGATCCGGGTCGCCACATGCTGTTATAGCTCAGTCGGTAGAGCGCATCCTTGGTAAGGATGAGGTCGGCAGTTCGAATCTGCCTAACAGCTCCATAGCAAAGCCCACAGCACGTTAGCTACTGTGGGCTTTTTACATAGGGGCATAGCTCAGTTGGTAGAGCAGCGGTCTCCAAAACCGCGTGCCGAGGGTTCGAATCCTTCTACCCCTGCCATCCATATGCGAAACGATTACAGTCCTTGATTACGGCTTGATTGCCGCAGAACTATTAATCGTTCGCTAAAAAGTAAAAGGGCCACTAGGCGTAATGCCTAGTGGCCCTTTTTGGCTTACTTGCTCGCCTGCTTAATGATCTGATCCGCGCCGGTCGCAGCCAGGCCGGAAACAATGCCCACGGCCAGGGCGGTCAGGGGATCAGTGGCGGGAAAGTCCGGCACGTTGATGTACATGGCGGCCACCCCCAGCAGGCCGCCCAGCGCGCCGCAGATGGACGGCAGCCATTTGTTGGCAAGCGGGGTCTGCTTGATGGCGGTTGCCGCCAAATAGCAGATGACAGTGATGCAAGCTACACTTGCGATACCAAAAGATGCAAAATCCATGATGGTTTCCTCCTATGTATTTTTTGCGTTCAGTCGTTCTTGATCGGCAGGGCCTTGGCGCGGTTGTACAGCTCCGTACCTGTGCCGTTGCCGCCCAGCGCATTGTAGCTGCGGTAGAGATATTCAATGTTCCGCAGGCCGTCCGTGTCAATGCTGCCCTGCGCAATGTAGCGGGAGCACTCGGCGTACAGGCAATTGTGCAGGATGGCAAGCAGTCCGGCCTTGATGGCTTTGCGCTCTTCCTCCTGTTCCTTCACCCGCTTGGCCAGGCGACGGTAGCCTGCCAGCAGTGCGGCGCAGATCAGGCCGAAGAGCCACTGCACCCAGTATCTGATGATCCAGTCCAGCACGGTCATACCTCCACAATAGGGATGCCGTAGGCTACGGCGGCATCGTGCTCAATGCGGCATCCGCGATAGTCCTGCCAGCCAGGGGCGAACACTGCAAAATCAGCGGTGCCCAGCAGCTTGAGGCTTTCGCCCAGATACCACAGCGGTGTTGCGTCAGCCGGGGCATCCTCAAAAAATGATTCGATGACTCCGACTTCCTCATGTGTTTTCATATACACGTCGGCAATCAGCGCCTTGCGCTCTTTGAGGATTTCCTCGTTGGTCTTGCCGCGCATCGGCTGGGAGATAAACAATTTTTTCACCGTATCACCCCACATACTCTGCCTTGTACAGCCCTGCATCAATCAGCTGCAGCTCCGCACACTTACGCATGATGTACCAGGCATCGCCGCTGGATACCGGCCCAACGTCCAGCACCCACTGGTTGCCACCCACGCAGGTTTCGCGGTACAGGCCAGTGGAGATAAGCCCCAGCCCCTCACACAGGGCGCGGATGGTTGCGCGGTCGCCGCTGGAGATACGGCCAATGGTAATCCGCTGCTTGTCCAGCTTGTTTGGGGTGGTGTCCTCCGGGGTGGGGGCGGTGTGACCCTGCAAGCCCGCCTGGATCATCAGCTGCTCATAGTCCTTATAGACCCGGTTGCAGTCCAGGTTGGTGCCGTAGCCGGGGATGCCCAGCGCGTTGCGGCTGGAATACTGCCAGATGCCATACGGCAGCGGGCAGGTGCAGGCATTGCCGTACTGGGCAACCCAGATATCATATTTGGCCAGCGCCTTGTAGTCCAGGCGGTGGCGAATAAAATCGCAGCTGGCGTACAGGATGCCGTAATACCCTGCGGCCTCAATCTCCGACAAAAAGGCCTGTACAAGTGCCGTGCGCTGCGCATTGGTCAGGCGCAGGATGCACGGCTCGTACTCGATATCATACGCCACTGGCAGGCACAGGTGCTTGCCCTTAATCGCTGCCAGGCAGCAGCGGGCCTCCTGCCGTGCTTCCGCCGGGGTGGTGGCGTAGCTGTACCAGTACGCGCCGTACTGGATGCCCAGGCGGGTGCACTCAGCGGCGTTGCGCTCAAACTGGGGGTCCTTCTGGCTGCTGTAGCGGCCATACCCGGCACGCAGCATGGCGTGGCGGATGCCCTTGTTATGGGCCGCCTGCCAGTCAAATTTGCCCTGATGCTTACTTACGTCGATTGCGTAATACATACGCTTCACTTCCTTTGTGTTGTTTTTTACGCTGCTGTAACTGCCCAGCTTGACCGCGCTGCTGGCCGGGTTAAAATCGTTGTCCAACCAGTTCAGCGGGTTGGTGCGGTTGCCTCTCCACCGCACCTCAAAATGCAGGTGTGCTCCATAGCAGTTGCCGGTATCGCCGCTGTAGCCGATCAGCTGGCCCTCCTGCACCTGTTGGCCCTGAGTCACGCAGAGCTTGCTCAGGTGGGCATACAGGGTTTCGAGGGTGCCATACTTGTAGGTCGTGTGGCGCAGCTTGACCATGTTGCCATAGCTGTTGATGTCCCCCTGGGTGCGCTTGCCGTTCCAGCGGTAGGCCGTCTCCACTGTGCCGCCCTCTGCGGCGTATACCGGCGTGCCCACCGACGCGCGGAAATCCAGCGCCCGGTGCAGGCTGCCGTCATTGTAGAGCCAGCCTGCGGTGATAATGTGTTGGGCCAGGGGCCAATGCAGCAGGGCTTCTTCATTCTTCAGCCGCATTTTTATCCTCCTTATTTTGTCCTCTTCCATATCCATACCGATAAATAAGGCGGCATGTTGTTGTGGGCTGCCCCGGAACCGCCGGAGGCGACTGTTACGGTTTTGGATTCCCAGTTCGGGATACCCCAGCCACTTGATTGCGTTTGGACATACGCATCCGCAGTGCTTCCGGTTTTGGAGCGTATTACGTTGCTTCCGTTGGTCACAGACAACGAATAATTCGGTAGCTCGCTTTGTGTAAGCGTATGGGCGAATTCGCCCCCAGTACTACCTGCGGGATACCTGCTGGAAGCAGCAAACAGGAAAGTATCAGATATTCTTTCCCACGTGCCACCAAATAGATTTGCCGGGCTTGTACTGTTTACGCTCATGTAAATGCTGTCAATCGGCCAGGCCGCAAGTTTTGCTTCCGCGATGGCTGCTTTTACCGCTGCTGGTGTTGCTGCAATTCCTCCGCTGGTTGAACTGGTTGAACTGGTCGAATCGCTCAGCTTCACGCCGCCCGCGGTCGAAGCATTACCTGTCGGCAGTGTGTACTTGGTGTCGGTTGTTGGCGGTGTGTACCCCAAAGCACTTGTCACGTTCGCCTTTGTCAGGCTGATCGTACCGGAATTCACCGTGATGTTGCTCCCGATTTTCACCCCGCCCAGGGTTGAACTGGTAGCGGCAGGCAGCGTATAGGTACTGGAGGAGGCTGGTGTCATATAAATCTGGTTCGCTTTCAACGTTCCAGAACTTTTCGCATTGTTGTACTGGCTTTGTGATAGATAGTTAATCACCAAACTGTCCAGCTTTGTATCAGTTGCCATGATCATATACCTCTCGTCACAATCGCGCTGATTGCGGATAATCCGCTCGGCAATCCCGTCAGTTTTCCGTTACTGATGCTCAAACTCAGACTTGTGCTGCTTGGGCTGCCGTACATGGTGCTCTTGTGGTACTTGTCACCCTCAAACGCGATCAGGCTCGTACTCTGCCCGCCCCAGCCGCTGGAACTGGTCATGGTGCCGTAGCCCCAAATCTTGATTGCCCCGTCAGTGCGCTTAAAACTAACGCTGGGGTTGGTGTCCGTAATGGCATAAGCCTCCACATTGTTATTGCCACTGCCGCCGGAACTCCCGCCGCCGGCATAAGTTCCTGTCACACCAAAAATGCTCACACCGCTCTTAATATTGGCCGCAGTCAAATTGCTGTCACCCTTAATCGTCTGGGTTCCATTCAAATACTGGCCGGATGCAATGTTCTGGTCACTCGTTCCCGGCGTATAAGTCGCAGCGCTCTTTTTCGTTACGCCGCTTCCCACATAAGTTCTCGATACTGCATTTACTGTAACCTGGCTCAAACCGTCATAGCCATTGTCGGCCTTGATCTTCTGTGCGCTCTCACTGGGGCTAACTGTCTTGCTCTGCAAACTCGCTCCGCTGGCACCACCAGTCACAAAACCTCCCTGCATATCTACCTGCGTACTTCCTAAATAAACTCCCATATAAAAATCACCACCTGCTAATTGTCACACTTGTTGCGCCCACACTGGCTGCCGTAATGCTGATAGATTTCGCACTGCTGCCATCCCATGCACCCTGGCTTGTCCCGTTCAGGTTAATCGTCAAAGCTGCATTCACCTTGTTGGCGCTCGTTGCGGCACCGCCTGCGTTGCTGGAACCGGCATAGTTTGTGGTTCCGGTGACTTTGGCCCCTGTGGCACTGTGGGCAATTACCCCTTTCGGCAGGTCGGCAGCCTGCACCGTATCGCCGGTCAGGTCGAGGACGACTTCATCATTGATAACAACCTTGTTTACGGCCATGCTCAGCCTCCGATCGTCAACGTCTGGCCGCCAGCCGCATTATCAACGTATGTGGCCGGGATCGCCTGCACAGTAACTTGAGACAGGCAGTTATGCGCTTTATCGGGCAGCACAACCTGCTGTTCAAAGCTCGGCGTAACAATTTTGGCCTGCGGCTTCATGCCTTCGCTGCCACTCATCGAACCGACAATGCCCAAAACTGTGATGCCCTCACGAATATTTGTCGCTATGAGTTTTGCCTGTTCGACGGGATCAATTTCAGCTGTACCACTACCATCGTGAAAACCCATAGGAATCGTATATTTGCCGTCCACAGTAGTGATTTTCCCGGATACCGCCCCGTTATTGGGCATCGTACCCGTAAGCTTCGCGCCCCGTGCATAGAAAGTTTTACCCTTCAGAACCTCAGCAACTGCGGCTGTTGCATCACTGGAATCCACGTCCTTGGTGCTGGTACCGACGATAGGGGCACCGGACTTATCATGAGCGGTGATACCTTCAGCCAGCGTGTTCGGTGTTACCGTATCGGCTGTCAAGTCCAACTTGGTCTCTTTGCCGACAATCACTTTATTAATATATTTATTTGCCATAATACTCATCTCCTAAAATCAACGTTGTGCCGTAATCGTTGGACACCTCGTATTGCGGTATCTTTTCTATGATTACATCCTGTTGCAATAGCCGCTTTGCGGTGGGCAGGGTCTGCGCCGAGAACAACGGCGTGATGTCATATGGCCCTGCATACTCCGGCGCGCTAACCACTGCGGTGCCTGTAATGCGCACTGATACGGCGCTCTGTTGGGCCACTCGCACCTGGATCATGCACCATCAACCTCCTGGAATAAGGTCGGGCTCATTTTGAGCGCCAGAATCTCCGTCTGCGGCTGGTCAGTGCTGTCCCGTAACGTGATGCGGGTGTCCATGTACAATGTTTCGCCGCCCAGGAATTTGTACGTTTCTTCCCGCGTCCAGGGGATAAGGATGATGTTCTGCCCCGCTTGCCGGGTGCAGTCATCCGGCCAGACGTTGGATTTAATAGCCGGGAAGCCATTATAATTTTTTTGCTTAAATACAAATTCGATCCGGCTTATCTCGTCCAGGCTCATGCCGATTTCCACGGGCAGCACAAATTGCGTTCCCTGTTTCATTCGTTTTTCTCCTGGTTCGGCTGGTTCGCCGCTGCCATTTCCTCTGCCGCCATGTTCTCACGCACGGCGTTCAAAACGTTCTCCAAAATCAACTCTGTGACGGCAAACGGCAGCGTTGCTTCGTTAATTGCGGCAATAACTTTGCGTTTGCATTCTTTAATGCGTTTGTTGTCAGTCATGGGGGGTATCCTCCTTTACAGCCGCGCGTTCACGGCATTTTTCAGCGTGGCAATGGCCGCCAGAACCTCTTCGTCAAGGGCCACAAAAGACCCCCGGTTGTTCTGGCTGGTGATGTTGCCGTTGTCGTCCAGCTCCATGTATGTGTAGCTCACGCGTTCGCCTTCGGCGGTCGTAACGACCGCCACGCCAGATAATTTCTTCATGTTAATCCCTCCGATTCATCTAATAGAATGTCTGCGGTTTCATCTGCGCCGGTGTCCATAGCTAACAGGTCATCTGCGGCGATGGTGCTTTCATCCTGGGCGCGGGCGGCGGTGCTGGCGGCCAGCTCAATGCCTGCCGGATCACCGGCAGGGTAGCTGCTGTCGCTGCGGTCGGCGTAGCTGCCTTCATAGCCGCGCTGTGCGGCCATAGCCAGCCACGAAAATTTCTGCCCCGGTGCGCCGTGTACAATGGCGTACTGGCCGCAGTTTTCGGCCCACAGGTGGCCGGTTCCATCGCAATCCGTCAGCAGCCAGGCGGGCTGCCCGTGCTGGGCGATGGTCTCCGCATAGCGCGGGTCATGGGCAATCAGGCACCAGCCGTCCGGCCCGCATTCGCCGCGTCCCCAGTCCGCAAAGGTCGGCAGCGGCGTTTCAAACGCGGCCATTTTTAGTGCGCCGAAGCTGGTAGGCACCACGCGGGATTTGCTGCCCCAAACGTCCAGGTTGTGCACGTTGAGCTTGCCGGAAACACCCACTCGAGTTGTGTTAAAATCGGCATCGCTGTCATCGCTGCGGTTGTAGGTGATCTGCATCCCAACGTAAGATGTGGGGTCAAGTCCGTTCACCCAGCCGTACTTGGCGTACTTGCTGCACGCCCCAATGTAGGAGCTGCCAGCCTCTGAGTACAGCACGCCGGTCAGGCCGATGCTGCCGGTGTTGATGGTTGCATACCAGGCAATGTGCCGGTTGTCCAAAAATACGCGCTCGCCGGATTCGGTGCCCATACGTATCCAGGCGTTGTCCAGGTCGTACACGGTGGTGTAGTTGAGGTTATGCAGCTGCCCGGTCGTGATGTTGCCGCCGTTGATGATTGTCTTGTCCTGGTTCCAGGTACTCAAATCCGAGAATGTCACCACGCCGGATAGGTTGATCTGTGCGCTGGTGATCTCTGTTCCGCCTGCCGTCAGCTTGATGGTGCTGCTGGTTCCGCTTGTGCTGGCCGTCAGCTTAATTTCGCTCACCGTCTGCTTGATCTCGGTTTTGGTTTCGCTGGCGGTCAGATAGTCGCCGGTGCTGGCCGTCCAGGCAGTGGGGGCGTTGCCCATCTGCACCATGGGGTGCATGATGGTCAGATCGTTGGTAATGGTGGCGTTATCGTTCGCGGTACTCACAAACAGACCGTCTGCATAGCCGTCCGCGGTCGCCGTGAAGGCCGCCCAGCGCAGCTTCCAGCCGTTGTCCAGCTCAATGTCCTGCTGGGCCTGCTTGAACGCGGAGCCGTAATAACTTTTTGTGCCGCTGCTGCTCTTGGTTTCAAACTGCAAAAACAGGCTGTCCGTGCCGGAGTTGAGCTTGTACAGTACCGATGCACAATAGGTCATGCCCTTGGCAATCACCAGCGTTTTGTCCGCGCCAAAGTGGAAGCGGGTGTTCTGCGCCCTATTGGTCACTCGGACGGATTCACCGCTGATCGTGTATGTCCCTTTCTTTTTCAGGTCATTGCCGCCTGCATCCAGGGTCGCATTGTTCCAGTCGTCGGTGCCCGCAATAATATTGTTGCCGCCGGTGATCCGCTGCGTTACCGTCTGGGTAATGCTGTTGGCTTTCTGGTCAATGGCCGAAACGCTTTCTTTTACGGTTTTGAACTCTTTGTTTGTTTTGTCCAGCCCGTTTGAAATGGTTGTGGTGGTCTCTTTCAGGCTGCGGACTTCCGTTTTGATTTCATTCGCCGATTGGGAGATCAGGCTTTTGGCGTTTTCCTCTGTTATGTAGTCCCCGCTGCTGGCTGTCCACGCGGTCGGCGCATTGCCGTATTGCAGCATGGGGTGAAGCAGCGAAAACTTGTTGGTGTAGCTGCCGCCAACCCCCGCCTTTATGTTGCCGCAGCCAAGCTCGACAGTTTTCAAAACACCGTTTTTGCTGGGGGTCCATGTACCATACCGCAGCACCCAGCCGTCCGTCTGCTTAATTTCAAGCTGGTTTTCGGTTGTTATACTGAAATAGTAAGAAGTTCCGTTGTCGGCGTCATACGTAAGGCTCAGGCACAACCCGTCGGTGCCGGAAATTGGTTTGTACATGACGGACAGGCACAAAGTGACGCCTTTTGTAATGCGAGCGCCCGCGGTGTTGCAAATAAAATACCGATTGGAGTTTGCGTTTGTTACGGTCGCGCTGCCGGTATCGTTGTACGTGACTGAACTGCCGCTGACCGCGTTGCCTTTCAACTCGGCATTCTTGAAGCTCTCACTGCCCAGGATCAGGTTGCCGCCGCCGGTGATTTTGGTGTCTTTTTTCACCTCAGAGGAAAGCCCGTCCACCGTTGCTTTCAGGTCGGTATACTTTCCAGTCAGGTCGCTGGCCTTTACTTCCAGGCCGTCCACGCTGGTCTTGATCTCCAGCATCTTGCCGGTCAGGTTCTTGTAGCTCTGCTCATTTACGGCTGCGGTTCCGTCCCGTGTGGCGTTGCCGGTGGATTCCAGCGTGACCTGCTGACCGGATATTTTCCGGGTCATGATATAGGAGCTCAGCACGTTTCCGCGGGCATCAGTGACAGATACAATGTTTCCAGGCGCGGGCAGGGGAAAATCCGCCGGGACGGTTACTTTGAGCGGTGTGTAGGTCACGCCCTGCATCGTTTCAAATATCGCCTGCGCGACCGGCTTCAGTGTTTCCGCAGTGGCGGATGTCAGCAGCAGGTTGCCCTGGATAACCAAGGCATTTGATCCACTCTCATCGGACGGATACAGCACACCCACGTCGTCATCGCTTTGGCGGATCTGTACTTTGACGACCGGCGCGGTCAGAAACTTGTCATGCGACAGGCCGTCCCTTATGTATACGGTTGGCCCGATGCTCTGCGATGTGTAATCTGTGTACCAGGCAAATTCGATTTTCCCGTCCGGCGTAGCCCGCAAGAAAGTGCATGATGCTTCGGCCACCCAGGCAAGCAGCTGGCGGCCGGTCAGATTGTCGGCATAAAAAGCCTGTACCAGATAGGTTCCGTTGCGGGGCAGGGAGTTGTTGGCAATGGTTACGCCGCACCGCTGTGCTACAAGTCCCGCAAATGCCCACAGTGTCATCGGAAACTGATCCTGAATGGATCGCAGCCAGGTAGACTGTACGCCATCAAGCAGGGAGACTGCGTCATAGGCGTAGATTTTGTAGGTGTTGCGGGTCTGGCTGGTAGGTTTAACTGCCCAGTAAGTGCCCGCCAGGGTTCGATGGCCGGATGTCTCCCGGTAGTGGGTCAGCCGGGTTCCGGATGTGATCGGAAGATCCGTTCCCGGTTCCACCCAGATGGTGATTTCCAGCTTATTGGAGCAGGCTGCGCCGGGACATAGGTCGGTGGTTTTTGATACGGTTTCGGTGCAAGTCAGGGAACGGATAGCGTTCTGACCAACGGTGCCGGCGGCAATCTCAGTGCCGTCATCCAGCACCAGGATGTTCTTAACCATTCAGGCACCTCTTTAACATTCTTTGATTTCCAGATCCATGTCCCGCCAAACACCGGTTTTCAGCCGCTGCAGGGCCGCCCCGTAGTTGGAGCAGTAGCAGGTGCGGGTGGTTGTTTGTGCCACGTCTGCGGCGTCGCCGGGGATAGGGCAGGTAAACTGGAATGTGGTTTTGTTTTGCAAAAGGCCGAGCAGGTAGGCACAGTCGGCGTTATCAAGGTAGCTGTAGGTCAGGGTACAGGTCAGTATACCGAACCGCAGCACCTCACGGTGGTAAACGCCCATCTCGTCGGCGCCGCTGTCACTGCTCTCAACGTCCGAAAACTTGATGGTGGGGGAGCCGGTGGGAACCGGTAGGGAATGGCTGTCGATCTGCAAGAGGGAAGTGCGCTTGAGCATCAGTAGGCACCCCCCAGCATGATGGATTGCGACTGCCGCGCGCGGTTGAAGCTGCGATAGATCACGTCGTCACCAATGACAATGTCGCCGCTGCTGTTATGCAGCTCAGCAAGGATGTTGTTCAGTACGGCCAGTACGGGCGTGAAATCGACAATTTCCCGGCCAGACGGGGTGCTTGCCACGCTGCCCGATGCTGTCAACGCAAGCCGAACGTTGCTCTGTAAAGAGCCGGTGGATAGATCCGAAAGCTCATCCATGGCCTGTGCAACATCCCCGGCGTTCTGCCGGATGCCAAGGGCAAGGCCCGCCGGAATGTAGCGGCCCACTTCGTCCCGCATCACGCGGGAAGGGGATGCAATGCCGAAAAAGTCCTTGATAGTATCCAGCGCACTGGAAGCAATGCTCCGGGCAGCATCTTTCAGCGCGCTGCCCATAGCACCAATGCCGTTGATTAAGCCGTTGATAATGTCTTTGCCCAGCTGCACCCAGTCCACGTTTTTGACGGCGTCCCAAAGGGTGCGGCAGGCATCACCTGCGGCGCGGATGATATCCGGCGAGGCGTTCCCGATGCCCTGTACCAAATTGATCACAAGGTTGAAGCCTGCCGCGATGATTTCAGGCAGGTGGGTAACAATGGCTTGCAGCAGGGTGGCAATTACGGTGGCCGCACTGCGGATGATGGAAGGCAACATGGCAAGCAGGCCCTGCACAAGGCTGAGCAGCATCTGTCCGCCTGATGTGATGATCTGCGGCAGATCTGCCACGACCTGTGCAAGGAATGCGCTCAGAGATGCAGACGCAGATTCCATCATCTGCCCGGCGTTTGCGGTAATGCCCTGCACCAGATTGCTGACAAGAGCAGCGCCGTTTTCAATGATTTGGGGGAATCCGCCGGAAAACGAAGTGCCAAATCCGTCCAGCAGAGTCTGGGCAAGGGCCTGGATAAAGGTCACCAGCGCGCCGGGCAGGGCGGACAGAATGTTCCAGATATCCGGCAGCAGGTTCCCGGTCAGGAATGTGACCACCGACTGGGCCAGTGCGTCCAGAGACGGCTGCAGGTCCTGCCCAAGGGTCAGCGCACCCAGTACGTTTTTGAAACTGGCCTGCATGGCTGCAAAGGAGCCGGTCAACGTGGTGGATGCTTCCAGCGCGGTGGTGCCGGTAATGCCAAGGCCCTTGTTCACATCGCCCAGGCCGCCGTTCAGCTCATCCACACCTCCCTGAATTACATGGATGGCGGTGTACACATCGGCCAGGTTGTCCAGATCGTACTTGACGCCGGTGATTTTTTGGGCATCCGCCAGCAGGCGCTGCATTTCGCTCTTGGTGCCGCCGTAGCCGAGTTTTAAGTTGTCCAACATCGTATAGTTCTGTTTGGCGAAACCCTGGTATGCGTACTGGATGGCGGACATATCGGTGCCCATCTTGTTGGCGTTGTCCGACATATCAGTCAGGGCCATGTTGGCCACTTCGGCGGCTGTTGCGGTATCGCCGCCCAGGCCTTGCAGCAGGCTGGCCGAAAACCCGGTCACAGTTTCCATGTAGGCATTGGCCGAAAGCCCCGCCGTCTGCCATGCGTTCTGCGCATAAGCCTTGACGGTATCGGCGTTATCCTTGAACAGGGTTTCCACACCGCCCAGGCTCTGCTCCAGCGCACCGCCCTCCGTCAGGGTATCGGTCAGGGCCTTACCCAGGGCAGCGGTTGTCAGAACACCTTTCAGGGTGCTGACAAGGCGGCCGCCCAAAGATGCGCCGGATTTTTCACCGGCGCTTTCGGCTTCCGGCTCCAGCACTTTTGCAAGGTTGCCGGTAATGCCTTCGGCAGAGGGAATGATCCCCACATAGGCTTTTGCAAGTTCGGTTGCCATCAGTTCACCTCCCCGTTGTTTTTGTGCCAGGCCGCATCAAACGCAGCGCCGCTGGCAAAGGATTGTACCTTGTTTGGCGGCGCTGCTCTGCCGGTCAGGGCATCCATAACAGGGGTTGGCAGGCTGCCATCCCCAAATCCGCTGCACAGGGCAGTTAGGCGGTCAACGGCAGCCCCCAGCAGAAGGGTGCTGGTATCGGTCTTTACGCCAGACTGTTTTTTGCAGATGCGGGAATCTTCACGCAGGCCCGCTGCCAGGGTGGCCAGCAGGGGCAGCGCAACGGTACGGTAATGCAGGATCCGGTAGGTCTCGGCCAGGTCACAAATCAATTCATCCTCGCCGTCTGCAATCATTCCGGCGAGGATGAGGAGTTTTTTCCTTCTTGGTTTGCATTGAAGATATCGCTCAGTTCGGCAATCACGGCTTCAATCGGCACCGTGCCGTCAGCAGCGCGCAGATGGTCGTACAGGGCTTTTTTCTGCGGCTTGTCAAGCAGCAGATCCAGCGCGGTGGGCAGCTCGTTCAGGTTGCCGTGGTCCACGGCAGCCAGAGCATCTACCAGCTCCATATTGCGGCAGCGGGCATCCGGAATTTCAAATGCAAAGCCGGATCGGGTTGTGCCTTTCAGCATGGTCAGGCCTCCTTGATGTATTCATAGTGGGTGTTGCCGCTGGTGTCCGGAACAGCGGCCAGGGTAATGCCATAGCCCAGGGCCTTGCTGTCCGAATAAACGATATCTTCCATTTCGGAAATACCGGCATCGGGGATGACAATGCGTTTGTTGGCATTGTTGACGATGGTATCCACCACCCATGCGCTGTTGGGAATCTCACGGCTGCTGGCTTTGACGGTCAGCCCGGCTGCGACAGTACCAGAAACATTGTCCGAACCATAGGAAGATTTGAGAACTTCCTCGTTCAGCGCTTCGATCAGGGTAAACTTGAAGGTATCCGGCTTTTCTTTCTGGATGGTTTTAACGGTATCTCCGCCCCAGGCTTTGACCTGTTCGGTTTTGGGGGAGTTGGAGTTTGTCAGGCCGTCATCACTGATGTAGCCCAATGACTTAAACGCTTCGTTCAGCTCTGCATCGGTAGATGTGGGCAGCGCAGTGCCCAGCGGCGCACGGTACACGGCACCGCCGGCTGCAGGCTTTGCCACGCCGACTAAGGCGGCATTCTGCATAGAGGTTCTCCTTTCAAATTGTGCCATGCACAACGCGGTACACTGCCTGATAGCGGTATCGGTGCGTGGCGGTATCGGTAAAGTTATAGTCGTTTTCCAGGCGGGCCGAACCAATGCCCTGCCGGGCGGGCAGGGCATCCATGGCGGCTTTGGCCTGTTCATTGAGCTGTGCGGCATCCAGTATGGTAGGGGCCCAGCTCTGCACGGCGAAGGTGGAAGTGGTAATTTGGTCCGTGCGGGATGTACCGGTTTTTTCCAACACAACAAAGGTGCCGGGCATGGGGGAGGGAACCTCCATGGATACCGGCACCGGGGCAAGGGCGGCGGTCAGTACATTCAGCACCTCGGTTTCAATCATTCGTGCACCTTCTTTAGCAGGGTGTTGTGATGGAGGTTATCGGCATAGGCTTCTTCCGTGGCGGTTTCCACAATGGCAATAGCGCGGGTGGGCATTATACGGGAGACATAGCCGTCCGGCAGGCTATCCTTGATGGAATCCGCCCGCTCTTTGAGCATAGCGGCCATTTCGGGGGAACGGAGCAGTTCCCGCACCCCGGCGCGGTTCAGCACGATCTTGACTTTACTCATACCGTTCCACCTTCACCTTCTTGTTCCAGCACAGCGGGATCAGGTTCTCAATGCCCTGCACCACATCGCCGTAAGTCCGGAATTTTTGCCCGAAGAACTCCACCGTCACGTTGTGCCAGTCGTTGGCGTCTCCCTTGGGCAGGGCCAGCGTATAGGCCAGCCGCCTGCCGTAAAGCTGCAGATCGTTGACGATGTCCTCCGTAGCCGGTTCGCCCACCAGCACGTTGCGGACGGTCACGGGGGTCTCCTCGTACACGGGGGCGTGAAATTCATCCTCGCCGGTCTTGGTTTTGGTGTACAGGGTAATATCAATGCCGTTCAGCATGTCATGTCCTCCAAAGGGCTGTGGGCACCAATGCGGTCTCCGACGCCCAGCAGCTTCTTTTCCAGCTTGGAAAGGTACAACTCTCCGACCGAGCCGCCGGATACCGTCCAGCTCTGCTGGTAGCCCAGCGCCGATGCGGACGCCTGGGTGGCGCCCATTGGGTACATGGCGGCGCCCTGCCCGCCGGTGCCCGCGTCCAGTTGGCGGCGCACCATGCGGCAGGATACCAGCTGTTTGCGCTCAAACGGGGCGTCCTGGCTGTATGCGTCGATGACAATGCCGGCTTCGGCCAGCAGGGCGCTGCAGAGCGTCTTTTCGTCATCGCTCAGCGTGCGGAACCCGGCTTCGACCTCTTCCACGGTTGCATAGACCATTGCCATCACCTCATTTCCTGGCGGCGGCTTTCTTCTTCGGGGCCGGGGCGGCGGTCTGCTTGGCGGCGGGCTGCTTGGCGGTCTGCTTGGCGGTGGGCTCTTCGGCGGGCTCTTCGGCGGTCTGCTTGGCGGTGGGCTCTTCAGCGGGCTCTTCGGCGGTCTGCCTGGCCGGGGCGGCGGCCGCCGGAGGATCCACGCGGGTATGCCCTGCCGCCAGATATTCAGCTTCCCGCTCCGGGGCAACGGCCATCAGGGTGCCGGTCAGGCGGTTCTTGAATTCAATCATGATCAGGACCCCGTTTTGGCTGCGCCGGTCAGCTTGTTGAACACCGTGGTGTCGCAGCGGAAGCCGACTTCGATCTCGGCGCGCACGGCGAACATGTTCTGCTCAAACAGGTTGATGGTGGTGGAACCGTCGGTCAGGGTGGCCTGGTCGGAAATAGCGATCTGCACGCCCTCCACGGTGCCGTATACAGCCTGGCTCCAGTCGCCCGCAAAGCCGACAACGGCGGCATCGCTGGCCGTGTTGGCCGTGTAGGCACCCTTGCTCTGGCGCACCTGCGCGCCCAGAATCATGGGCACTGCGCCTTCGGCCACGCTGTTGATGAACAGGGGACGCTTATTGCCGTCCACCGCGTTCAGCAGGATGGCCTTGCCCTGCGGGGCCAGCACCCAGCCGTTCAGAATGCCGTCATGGGCGGCGATGTCCGCATCGGCGGCAACCAGACCACCGTAGGCATTGGTCAGGATGCTCTGGGCCGTGCAGGCTTTCAGGGTATCGAAGTTGGAGCCGGGGGCTTCCACCGCCCCGAACACGGTCTGGTCAAACTTTTTGGCCAGAGCGCCGGGCAGGCGCTGCACCAGCTGGTCATACAGGGCGGGCACATCGCGGCGGAACTGGTTGGAAAACGGCACAATGACGGCCAGGGTATAGGGCGTCATCTGCTTGGTGGCCAGGGTGCCGCGCTTGACCGGCTTTTTCTCGGTCTCGCCGACCCAGCCCGCTTCGGGGTCGCCGGTGATAACGGGGATGGTTACGCCCAGGCCGGGCAGCGGAATCTGCCGGGCCAGTGCCATGATGGCGCTGGATTCCTGGGTTTTCTGCAAAATTTCGCTGGACACGCTGCCCGGCAGGGAAATAGTAGTCGTGCGGTTGATGTCAATAGATGCCATACTTTTGCTCCTTTACTTTGTCACCTGGTCAAACCACGCGGCGAACTGCTCGCGCGTGGAACCGGTTGGGGTTTTGTTCGGGTCGCCGCCGTCGCGGACGTTGGGGTAGCCGCCGGGGGCAGCATCAAAGGCCCAGGCTTTTTCTTTGGTCAGGGCATCCAGCGCGGCCTTGATGTCGGTGGTGCGGTCCTTGCTGGCTTTCAGCGCGTCCACATCCAGCATGCCGCGGATGGCCTTCACGTCACGCCCGTGAGCGTCACGGATTGCGCCGTCCAGGGCGGAATCAAAGGCAAAGCTGTCGGCCTGATCGGCCAGCTGGCCCTGAAGCTTGGTGATCTGGCCTTTCAGGTCGGCCACGTCCACGCCTTCAAAGGCTTTCAGGCTGTCTTTGGCGGTGTTCAGCTGGGTGGTCAGGCCGTTCACCTGGATCTGCAGGTTGGTGGCCTTGGTCTTTTCGGCGGTGATATCCCTGCCGTTTTCGCCCATCAGCCAGTCCAGCTGCTCATCGGTGATGCCGGGAATTTTGGCTTTGACTTCTTCACGTTTCATAGGTGTCCTTTCTGCCTGCGCTTTGTTTACGCGGGTCGCATCCGCTTTGGCTGTACAGTTTTACGCCATGCCGGGCATGTTTTGGGGAATAAATGGGTATAAAAAGTGCCCGCTTGCCCCTCATGTAGGGCAGACAGGCATAAAAATACCACGGTGCAGAATTTGCATCGTGGTTTCAACAAATGTTGACGCGGCCATTACGGCACAATCTCCACGCCGTGTAAAACGTCCGTGTAAAAACACAGCCGGTACTGATGCGGGCAGATGTAATTCACCTTGAACCGTTCCGGGCTGGTCACTGCAATCAGCACGGCCAGCATCAAAACAAGCAGCTTCTTCATTGCATCCTCCTAAAAATGGGCATGAAAAAACCACGGTGCGTGTGCATCGTGGTTTAACGGTCATTCAACTCCCGGCGGGAGCTTTCCGAGTTCTTTCAGAACATCATAATAACCTCGCGCAGCCAGCTGACGTGGCGGAACGTCATCCCCATCATAGATATCTTGGGCGCATAGTTCGTCGTATTTATGGTCGATAGGATAGTCTATCAGATACTGCTGCATCTTCTTTATACGTTCCGGGGTAAAGAACTTTTCATTCGTAGAACTTGACACCGTATCCCTCCAATTCTGATAGACAGTTGCGAACAAGAAAATTCAACGATTCGGCGACTTCCTGATAGGAAATCTCTTTCCGATCATATTGATCTGCAATGCCGTTGACGGATTCTCCGAGATCAGAAACCAGTGTTTTTACGGCTTTTGCGTCAAACGAAGCTGATTTTTCAACCGCATAAACGTGCCCATCATTGCCAACAGCTGTAAGCATTTTCAGGTTTACGTTATTTGCAAAGTTACTCAAATCCCGTTGTGAGAAAATGTTACTGTCAGGGTGTGTATGGATAACAATATACGGCACATTTTGTTTTGGTACCGACACTGTTGAGCGCTCTGCTGCTCCTGTTAACTCTTTTGTGAGCGGTTTCATATTCAAATCGTATGCCCTGCCAACTTCCACTCCAAGCGGCTGCTTGGATGCGGTCATAAGCAGACGTTTGTGCGCATTTTTCAGCTGCTGTTGTCCAGCAGCATCCAGCGTGTCACAGCTGAACGCCTTGACATTGCTGATTGACTGCATTGTAACAGGTTTTGGCTCCATGTTCAAGCTCGAATAAACAGAGAAGTTTTTCCTTGCCGCATACGCCGCCCGCTTCTGGGCGTTGATGGCATCCTTCCGGGCAGCGTAGTCGATGCGGCGCATTTTGTTGATGTCGCCGCCCGCATCCCGGTACTGTTTCAGGTATTTTTCCGGGTCATACCCGGCCACGGTGGTGTTGTGGTCGAACCGGATGGCAAACTCACAGTCGCAGTTGGCGTGGATGTGTTGGGCGTGGCCGCCTTTCAGCACCTTGCTGCTGGCTTTCTGCCAGCCGTTGCTTGCCAGTGTGATGCAGAACGGGCAGGTATCCCCGTGGGGCACCCAGGCCCACTCCGCCCCATCGCGGACAGCGTTTTTCAGGGTGGTGTCGGCTCCGGCGCGCTTGACCAGGCGGCTGACGCCGTTGGGCAGGTTGGCAGGGTTCTGGTTCTTGGTGGCGTTCACCATGCGGGCAACCTCGCCGTAGTCTGCCGGTACGGCAGGCTCGGCGGCGGGCACCCCGGCGTTGGCCGCTTCGGCCAGGGCGTCATACATCTGGCAGGCCAGCTCGGCGCTGCCCTCGCCGTATTTCGTCACAAGTCCGTAAGCGTAGGCAATCAGGTCGTCCGTGCTTTCGGTGCCGTGGGTGTCTATGTACTGCCGCATCAGCTGCCCGGCTTTCCGGTTCAGGCGGGACAGCCGGGTGATGTACTCATTCCAGGCGTTGGCTGTTATCTGCATCGTCTTCCATCTCCATCAGCACCTGTTGGCCCCGCACCCGCTGTTCCTGCGCCTTAATGCGGCGGATATCGGCCTGGTCAAAGCCGATCATCTCCAAAAACGTGTCGGTGGCGGCAAACTCCTGCCGGGCGGAAGCGATCTTGATGGCGGCATCCGCGGTCACGGCCACACTGGGCATGGCGGGGTTCCGAAAGTGGGCCATCACGTTCCGCTCTTCCTCGGTCAGCTCATCCAGCGTTACTTTGCGGGCAATGGCCTGGGCCATCCGGGCAATGGTGCGTAGTGCATCCCCGTTGCCGGTGTTCAGCTGCTGGGCCAGCAATACAAGGGTCTGGCTCTGGGCCAGGATCGCATCGCTGCTGGTGGGGTTGGCATCGTTCACCACGCCAACATCGGTCACGGTCAGACCGGTGGCAGCGGCAAACTGGGTGGCCGTCATTCGCATCTTTTCAACGTGCGGCGAAAGGCTGCCCTGTGCCAGCTGGCCGAACGCGGGTTTTTCGCCGGTGTCGGGGTTGGTCGTGGCCGCGATGATCGCCCCGACATACTGCCGGAACTTGTCCGATACGATGGTATCGTACTGCTCATCCGTCACGCCAAGGATGTATTTCTGCGGCGTGGTGTCAAACTCCAGCGCAATGGCGGCGTTGGCCACAACCCGGACATAATCGTCAATCAGTGAGCGGATGGGCCGTTTCAGCCGGGAGCGGCCAAACGGCTTGCTGCTGGTGGCGTTCCAAATCAGTGGCTCCATCAGCGGCCGCCCCATCTTATTGGGATGCCGTTTTGCTGTCCAGATGTTCCCCTCACGGGTTAGTACGACCACGGCGGTGTCGGTATACAGGTTGACGATGGACGGGGCCCATTTCCCTTTGTCCTTTTCGTCCTTCATGGTGTCGATGATGGCAAGGCCGCAGTCGATCCGGCCTTTCTCGCCGCTCCACAGGGCAGCGGCCGCAGCAGGGGAGTGGAACCGGATCCGGCAGCCGATCGCATCGTCAGCCGAAAGCGTGGCAAACACGCAGCCGTATTTCAGCTCATCACGGCAGGCTTTGGCGTATTCGGCCACAAGGCGGTTATCCGCCACCAGCCGGGCAAGGCTGTCCAGACTGCCGCCGGTGCCCACAAAGCCGTCAAACATACTGCGGGCGGCAAGCACATCCACCGCTTTCTGACCCCAGCTGCAGCCGACCTCCAGCCCGCGCAGCCCCGTGGGCAGGGCAATGCCAAGGTTTACGTCCCGCAGGGTCACATGACCCTCATAATATTTGTCTTTGGTGGCGTTGCGGCTCTGGTGGTAGCTGTAGGCCTCGGCCAGGTCGCTGAGCTGCTGCTGTTCCGCGGCGGTCAGCCCGGCCACATGGCCAAAATTCAGGGTATTCATCATGGTTTTCCTCTCATCCGATGCGCATTTTGCGTGTCGGGTCGCGTTTGCTCGTCTTTGCGCCCCACAGTGCCAGGGCACAGGCTTCCAGCGGCAGGCTGTTGTCGCCGCCAAAGCCGTACCCGCCGCTGATGGGGCGCTTGGTGCTGGTAACGGCGCTTTCGGCAAGGGCCTGCTGCGGCTTGTACCAGGTCAGGCCGCGCTCGTTCACGGTGGTGGTAAACAGCCCTACCGATGCGATTACGTCCCTGGCAGAGGGGCGGAGCACGGCACTTTTGGCTTTCCAGGTGGGGCGGATGCGCTCCACCAGCACGTCCACCCCGTTGCGGCCATCAATCACCACACAGCTTGCGCGGTCATAGCGTTCGTTCAGCCAGTCCACCAGCCAGGCCAGGCCGCGGCCGGTGGGCTGCTGTTCAATCAGGGATACACGCGCCGGACCGTCTTTCGGGATCACCGCGCCGCACAGGCACACAGCAGAACCATCCGCGGCAAACTTGACACCGTAAGCGGTCTTGCCCTCCGGCTTTTCCGCCTCGCTGGCGCAGGCTTCCCAGGCCCGGGCATCCAGCGCCTTGTCGCTCTGCTCCGTCAGAACGGGGCTCCACCAGCCCAGGCGTTCTCTGGCAAAGCCATCGGCGCTCATGCTCCGGCACTCCTCCGCCGCAAACTCCTCGCTGAGCCGAATGCCCATGGCCGGGTTAGTCTGATACCAGACCGCGTGATCTTCTAGGTCGATCTTGTCAACCTGCTCTCCCTCCACTGACCATTCGTGCCAGGCATCGTGCGCGCCCGGTGCGCCAAGACAGGCTGTCCGGCGGCGGCGGAATACGTCGCCGGGACAGCCCGGATAAGGCGGGGTTCCGGTATAGATCAGCTGCCGGGTGCCGGTGGCCGATGCGGCCAGCGTGGCCATGATTGCCTCCACCTGGTCGTCCGTCAGTTCCTGTGCCTCGTCATAGACCACCAGCGAGATGCCGTCAAAGCCGCGGGCCGCCTGCCGGGATCGGGCCGAGAACTCAATGCTCCCGCCGTTCAGAAGCTCGATGCACTCCTCGCCGTTGGTGTAGCGGATGTTTTTCACCAGTTCCAGCACCTCTGGATGCCGCTTGTCGGTAAACATCCGGGCCAGCCGGTTAAAGCTCTTTTTCGCCGTGCGCACCTGATGGGCGGTGTGCAGGATCTTCTCACCGTTGATGACCATTCCGAAAAACTCCCGCCCCTCCAGACACACGTTTTTCCCGTTCTGCCGGGGCACGGCCAGCCCTGCGGAGGTCACGGTGTACCGCCCGGATGCATCCCGACCCAGCCAGCAGTCCAGCACCAGCTGCTGCCATTCATCCAGCGCATTGCCGTAGGCGGCCATCAGCGCTGCGGCGTCCGCACCGTCGGTCGTAACGCGCTCCGGCTCGATGCGGTATCTTGGAATCTGTGCGCCGGTCATGCGTCCTGTTTTCTCCGATTCTGCACCAGAGTGAGTACGCTTGTCGGCTTAATGTCGGATATTTGCTCTTGCGGCACCTCAACAGGTAGGAGCTTAATCAGCATATCCAATCCAGACAGGTACGTTTTCCACAATGCCTCATAAGCCCGGAAGGCCGGGTTCTCTCTCACGCCCGACTGCCCACCGCCGTTGTCATATTCCACCGTGATGCCTTCCTCGCCGATGGCTTCCCTGGCATCGTCCAGCTTGGATTTCATCCACGAAACATTCAAAATCACCGGGTCAAGCGACTTGATTTTTTCGTCATTCAATCCGTTTTTGGCCAAAAATTTAGCCAGTTTTCTGCGCTCTGCGGCAGACCTTTTCGCGATCTCCGCGCGCGCGCGATTAGAAGTATCTGCTGCCACTTTTTGCTTCTCCTTCCTGTTTTGATACCACCCCCATCAAATTATTTTTTGCGGGGGTAAATCGGCGCTGGACGGCTTGGGGTCGCCCGCCGGCCGGGGCGGGGGACCCTCCCCACCCCTCACCAGCTGCCGTCTGCAGGAGGCCTTTGTGTGCGGGTGTGCTGCGCCGAATTGGGTTTTGCGGGCGAAAGCTTGCAGCCTTTCTGCGCGTTGCACCAGTAATGCGCAGCCTGTAAGTTGTCCCAATCTTCAGCCGCAGCCCGCGGGGATGCGTACCCGAACTCGCGCCAGCGGGCAACGGGGCGTATCTCATCCACCACAAAGCTGAGCGGGTGCGCGGCATCAGATGGTTCGTCGTAATGGATCGGGCCAAGGCGTCCGCCGCAGATTCCGCACGGCGCGCCCATGGCTTTCAGCCGCGCCCGGTGTTTCCTGCGCAGGGCTCCGTTGGCATACCGGGGGTTAGTCATAGGGGAGCCTTTCTCAGCGGTCGCTGATAGGTCCAGCATCCGCCGGGGCCGATTTTATGTTTGGGCCGCTCGCACTGCTGCGGGTTCACACAGTGCGGCAGGGAACAGATCACCCGTTCGTTGCCGCACATGCGCCAGATACAGCGGGCGCAGGGGTTGGTTGTTTTGTTGTTTTTATCTGCCATGGGTTACACTCCAAAACAAAAGAGGGCAGCCGGTGGGCTGTCCTCTCAATATTCTATGATATCAATTCTAGCACTAAAAAATCTTGCACAGTATCAACTTTTAGCCAATTCCTACGCGTTGCGCAACATTTTCCAAATATTTGCGGCGGCGGCGATAGAATTCTATCCGGCTAATTCCCGGCATTTCCAGGCGCTCGTATGTCCAGGTGCGGCAGTCCTTGCAGTTGAGTGCAATAGCCTTTTGCAGCGCGGCCCGTACCGTGGCGCTCTGGATGTCCGCCCCGATCTCATCCGCGGCGGCATCGATGGCTCGCATGATCTGCACATCCCGCTGTGTCTCAAGCTGCTGGATCGCCTCGGCCTTATCGGCGGTGATGTCGCTGGCGCTGCCGTTGGCGCACGGCAGGTACACACGCACGGGTGTGCCGCAGCGGGTTGTGGTATCTACAAAATTTGTGCCGCTGCGCAGGATGATCTCATCCACCTGGCGCTTATACTCGGCCTTGCGCCTGGCCTGGCCGCGCACCAGCTGCAGGGCTGCCAATACGATGTCATTCGGCAAGCGTTTGCTTTTCCCCACGTGTGTATACCTCCCTTAATCCGAAATATGGCTGTCTCTGCGTTCAGGTGTCAGGATCTCCGCCATGTGTGTGGCATATAAATTTTTGATTCTTCATCAATCGCAATCACTTTTTTCATTTTCGTTGCTTTTCCTTTCTCTCTCACAAAGGCATCAGCAGCTGTTCTGCGGCCGGTTGTTCCGCTGGGGTGTCCGCAAAGCGCAGCTGTGCAATATAACTTGCGAACGCCTCTTCCTGCTTTGTAAAATATTCCTTGTCGATCTCAAACCCGGTAAAATCCAGCCCGGCATCCCACGCCGCGCGGCGGCTCGTGCCGCTGCCAAGGTGTGTGTCCAGTATCTTGTAGCCCTGTCTTGCAAATCTGTTATAAATCCACGCATACAGCGCCTGCGGCTTTTCTGTTGGGTGAAAATGTTCCTCGCCCTTGCTTCTTCCGCTGCTTCCGCGCCAGATTTTCGCGTTGTCGTTATAGCTTGTCCACGCATACTCCGCCTGCGCCATCGTGAAGTCGTCCGGTATGTTCGTTTTCTGCCAGATTAAAAAGCATCGGCACGGCGGCAGCTCAAAGTAGTTGCCGCCCCAGATGATCTGCTGCTTGGAAACGCGAAACAGCTCATCAAAATACTCCTTGCCCGGCGCGTTGTCCCAGGCCACAATTTTTTTGCCGAACTTAGCCGCCCATCCGCCGCCTGTTCTGTATGCTTGTATTTGTCGAATCTCCCGCCGAACCTCGACCCGTCCCGGCTCCTGAACGCTTGCCCCCCCCCGCCATACGGCGGGTCTACTACGGCAAGGTCAAAATATCCGTCCGGGTATTGCTTCATGGCCTGCACGCAGTCCACATTTTCCGCAACGCTTCGCCCGGTCCCGGCGGGCAACCTGTATTCGCTCATAAATCATCCTGTCCTTTACTCCGGCAATGTTAGTTGTCGGTTCTTGCTGTCAGCGTTCGCGCCTGCAATTGTTTTATTTTATTCCGCCGGGGCGGGGGATAACATTGCATTACCTGCGCTTTCTGCGCAGCTTGATGTATAGCCGCCATTCGGCCCGCTCCTCGTTATAGCTGGGCACAGCCCCCAAAAACCTGTAACCTGGGTAGCGCCGCTCCCAATAATCAGCATCGTCCACGCGCATGGTGCAGGCATCGGCCAGCTTGCGCGGGGTCCAGTGGGTATCATTGGGGCGGGGATAGGTGGGCCGCTTTAGGCCGCGGCTTGCATGCCAGCTTTTGCGGCGGCGGGGGTATTTCAGCATGTACTTTGCCAGCCCTTCCAGGCTATCGTGTTCCGGCTGCAGGCGGTCAGCGTTCACGGTGCCCAGCGGTTCCCGGCTGCGGCCGGTGCACCACAGATCTTCCAGCGCATCACGCAGGGCGGCGCGGTGTTCGGCGGTCAGGCCGTCCACCTGCAGCACCATGTGGTGATGGTATCGCACTTCTTTCAGGCCGTTGGCCGGGTCGGCTTCCTGGTTTTCCGTCACGCACACCCACTTGATTGGGGTGGCATCCTGCCAGTTTTTGCGGGTCAGCCATCGGCGCACCCGTTTCAGGTAGTTGTATACGTCCTTCCAGGCGGCTTCATCGTCATCCGGCAGCCACATGTCTTCGTATGTCAGGGTAAGAGCAAAACCCCGCTGGTCAAAATTTGTGTTCAGCAGCTGCACCAACAGCCGCGCCGACCGTTCCCGGTTACGCTTTTGCTGGGCCAGGCTGCTGGCAAACTTCTTCTTGCCGCGGGGACCCGCCCGGTGTTCCCGCTCAGTGATCCAGCAAAAATCTACCTCGGCATAACTATCGCCGCAGATTGTTTTCTGCTCTCGGATGTATTGCTTTCTGGTAGTTTTCATGCTGTTCACTTCTTTTCTCTCTTTGGGGGAGAATGGACCTTGAAATAACCCCTATACAAGCCGCCCACACGGCCCCCCCTCGGACCGTTTGGCGGCAGCCTTTTGCGGCAGCTCAGCCACGCGCTATTATAATAGGTAAGCTGTGCCCGGTTTTGCGAAAGCCGCCGCCCTGGTTTAAGGGCTGCGGCTTTGGTTCACGCTTGGGTTTCTTTTGCAGGGTCGCCCATCAGGCGGTCGTGGATGCGCTTGAGTTTTGCCCTGATGATAAGCAGGCGGACTTTTGCCAGAAAGCAAGTTGTAAACGGCATGCCAATATCCACGCCTTTTACCATTGTGCTCAGAATAGCCATCAGTACTTCCTGATTGCTCGGCCATGGCCCGGTTTCACCGTACATCCATTCCCGCGTTGCTCGGAAAACTTTTTCAGCCTCCCACGGCTGCGGCAGCCCCATCGTTCCCATGATCATCTTGATGCACTTTTTCTTTGTCATTGATTTCATCCTTTCTGTTTTACTGTTGGCCGCCCACCCGCCGGGGTGCAAGGGTCTTTTTTAAGGCGGTGGCGGTTTGCGGCATGCTGTCCATATACGCAAACTGTTTCTCATAGGCCCGGCGCTTGGCATCCTGGGCGCAGTCGGCCTTGTAACGTTCGCAGTTGGCATGGCAGCCCACGCGGCGCTGTTGGCAGTTTTTACAGCTTCGTTCCATTGGTCACCTCATTTTTCTCCGCGGCTGCAAAAGTCGCTTGGCGTGTTGCGGCCATACAGCGGGCACTGCACGGTGGCCCAGTAGCGGCAGCGCCCGCACCGCGGCAGGCCCAGCCGCCGAAGGTGCATGGCGCGGGTGATGCGCAGCCCGCACCACAGCAGCAGGCAGATCAGCATTCCGCCGGCAAAGAGCACGCAGGGGGCAGCAACAAACACAAGGGCCAGGCACTTAATGACATAAAGGCAGTTGGAATCAAAAATTGTTATTGGTATCATTCAGCCTCCCATTCTTTGGTGGCGCGTCCCGGTGTTGATCCGGGCGGCATGGGTTGCTTGGGCCATGCCGGTGCTGCACACGCACCATAAAAACCCGCCTGCCCAGGCGCACCCGCGGCGCTTGGCAATCTGCACGCAGGGGCCTGGCACCCGGTGGAAAAGCCGGGCTGGGAATCTAACAGGCGGCCGCCGGGTACAAGCCGGGAGTAGTGGCTGGTGCCGGGCGTTGTGCATTACCTGCACAGTGGTGTTGCCGTACTTGCCCACGCAGCAACTGTGGGAGGATTCAGGGGCCGCCGCGGCCTCGTGCAGCTTTGGCGGCATATCTGCCCCGCCGGGGCGGGGTTATTGGATCTTGTAGTGCTCGGCCAGCTGTTTCAGCACAGCCGGGTGCAATAGGGATAGCTCAAACCGGGTGCGGCAGGCATCGCCGGGCGGACTTACCTCGCCCAGCTTGGCCAGGTACTGGTTGTACAGCCAGCCCATCACGGGGTGGGCAATGTTCGTCATGTACCAGGGCGGGCGCTTGGGGTTCTGCTCTGCGGCCTTGCGGCGCTCCTCAATAATCAGCGGGGCCAGCCGGTCAATCAGGGCCGCGCGTTCCTCCGCCGTCATTGGCGGCCGCCTTTGCCGGGGCGGAATACATCATCATCATCGTGCAGCCGTTCTGCATCCCGCATGGCATTGCGGTAGCCCACATCCCGGCCACTGGTCCAGGTAGCCAGCAGCCCCAGGACCACAACCCCGGCAGTAATAAGATAGCAGATCATTATTTCAGCACTTCCTTCACATCGTCCAGCAGATCGGCTGGTATCATCCCGGCCTGCATCATGTGGTGCAGGCTTTCCCGGTAAGCGTGCAGGCGGCCTGCCAGCTCTGCCGCCTGGCAGATCAGCATGCCACGCGTGCCGGGGTTGTGTACGCCATTGGTGCTGCGCAGTATAATGCAGTAGGTTTTGCGGGTGGCAGCGGTGTTTTCCACCAGCCAGGCCACAGCCTCCCGCGGCGTCATTGGTGCGTCCATGGCTTTTTCACCCTCCCCGTGTTCGGCATCTGCGCGGACAAAAACGCCGCCGCGCAGCGCTCGCAGAATTTCTCGTTGTTGACCGCCGGGCTTTTGCACTCAAATGCAAGCCCCAGCTGCGGCGCAAGGTATTCCGGGCAGGCCCAGTGCAGGTAGCTGGCGGCGGCCATTCTGGCGGTGCAGCGGCGCAGGCCCCGCAGGGTGTTGTCCACGCAGCCAACCTTGACGATCCGCTCTTCCTCTTCCAGTTCCTGCAGCCATTCCAGCACCGTCATGGCTGCACCGCCGTGTTCTGATTCTGCGGAGTAACAATCTCCGTTTGCCCCATTCCCTGGGCTTCGTACCGCCAGCGGGCGGCCTCATTCGCCTGGTGTGTGCCAAATGCCACAGCCAGTGCCAGTGCAATGGCCATGGCCACAGTAATCCAGCGCCAAAGGCTTGCGGTTTCCTGTGCTTCTTTTGCTGCCAGCTTGGCTTCTTCGGCGCGGTAGCGGGCCATCCAGGCATCATCTTCGGCGTTCTGCTTTTCCCAATCCTTGCGGGCGGCAGCTCGCTCTGCCGTGTTGGCGCGGTATTCGGCGCGGATCACACGCTGGGTCAGGTTCACCCAGCGTTCTGCGTTGCTGGGGTTGCCGTCATTGATGGACCGCAGCACGGCGGTCATGTCCTTTAATTCTCTGGCTTCCATGGTTCATGCCTCGCTTTTCTTGCCGGCTTCCCGCTCCAGCGCCGCTGCAAACAGCTCCGCCAGCACGGGGGCAATGCAATGTATTGCTTCATCGGTCAGGCGTGCGCCCGGCAGCACCGGGGTGCCGTCCGGCAAAAAGCCCTCCGCAATCACAAATTCTTCATTTTCCATCTTGGTTCTCCCATCTGGGCGGGTAGTTCAGCACAGCGTCCATCATGCAGCCGCAGGCCACAGCGGCTTCCAGCGCGCTTGCCCAGTCCTGCTGCCGCCTGCCGCGCTTTACCGCGGCGTACAGCAGCTCGTCCACAAGGTTCTGGGCGGTCGATCCGCGCACGGCCAGCGGGTGGCGGCGCATAATCAGCTTGCCCAGCGGCTGCCGGATGTGCAATTCAGACGTTCTTGTGCCAACTTCCTGCGCTTCATCCAGCCGCATGGCCACTAACCGCCACATATCAGACCGCACAAGGCGTGCAGCTTCATATGCCGCGGCGTATAGGGCGGCTTCCAGCGCATAGGCGTCGGCGGCTTTCTGGGCCGCCGGGGTGCTGGTGGTTGTGGCGTCAGCGATCCGGCAGGCGCGGGCCAGCTTGTGGGTGCTCTCCATAATTCCGGCGCTGGTAACGTCCTGCGGCTTTTTGGTTGCTACCAGGCGCAGGGCATCCGTGCCCATGTTGGCAACAGCATCCCCACTGGCGCACAGGGCAGCAGCCCAGCAGCGTTCCAGCGGGGTCATGCTGCGCCGCCTGCGGGTTCCGTGGCCTTGGCCTGGGCTTTGCCGGCCACCAGGCCCATCACATAGGCCATAGCTTGGGCGCGCTCCGCCGGGGTCATTTTTGCCAGCTCTTTGGCCAGCTCTTCATTAGTAAGCATCTTTGCGTTTTCCATTCTGTTTTCCTTTCTGCCCCTGTGCGGGGCGCTTTTCGCATACGGGTGGCAGCGGTTCTTGTGCCGCTGTGCTGCCCCGTGCTATAATCTCCCCACCAATGCCAGCAGTGCATAGCTGATGGTGCGCAGGGACACGCACCAGGCCGCACCGCAAAGGCATTGATCTCCTAACATATAATTTTTTTGCTCCTGCCCTATCTCATGCACAGGGGCGCACCCTCTTTCGTGACGGAAAGGAGGTGCTGCTGTGAAAAAAGTCACTGTAAAATCCGTTGCCGAAGTAAAGCAACTCTTGACTGACGGATACGAATTGATTTACTGGTCCTACTGGGCCGGTAATCCCAAAACAATGACTTATACCCTGCAAAAGACTGAGCACTGATAAATAGGCGGTGCCCCTGTGCATGAGATAGGGCAAGAATTTGAAGAACCTTTCTGGGTATAATAGTGGTAGATACCACAGCAACTTGTGTCTTGAATCTCTTTAGCTGTGTCTTTGTTCTACCCTATGCCCTTATTATAGTATCTTGATTCAACATTGTCAACTCCAAATTTCAATTTTTTTGTTGCTTTATTCAACTTTTTGTGCTATACTAAATGCAACGAAACGCGAAGGGAGGTGATAATATCAGCACAATAAACGATCGCGTTAAAGCCGTTCGCAAGGCGCGCGGGATGACGCTGGAGGAATTCGGAAAGCAGCTAGGTATTGGCAAATCTGCGGTAAGCAAACTCGAAAAAGGTTTGTGCAAGGTCACGGATCAAAACGTTCTTTCTATCTGCCGTGTTTTTGACGTCAACGAGGACTGGCTGCGCAACGGCACCGGCGGCCCGGAAGCCATGTTCAACGCCCCAGCGCTGGACGACCTGGTGGAACAACTGGCCCAGAAGTACGATCTGGACTATATTGGCCGTGAGGTGATCCGCACCTATGTCAACATGGATACCGCCGCGCGGGTGTCTATCAGCCGCTTTGTCATGCAGCTGACCCGCAATGTGGAGCGCAGTGAAGCCGAAATGCTGGCCCAGCAAGCCACCACCGAAAACGACCCAAACGCCGCCGAAGTTGCCACCTGATCCTCTGGCGCTGGCAATTTTGATCAAAAATACCGCAGTCAAACATCAGACTGCGGTATTTTTGTTGCAATTCTTTCCCGTTTGTGCTACTTTATATACAAGGATTCAAGGGGAATGCGGGTAAATTATATTATTTACCCGTTTGTATCTATGTTTAGCAGCCCCTGCCGCAATAGTTGGCAGGGGCTTTTGCTTATTATAGCGGTATAAAAAGCAGGAGGTATTTATCATGGGCATTTTTGACACGATTCAAGAGGAATCTACGTTCTCCAGGGGATCTGGCATCAGCTACCAGTATGTTGTGCTGCAGGTTACCCTGAAAGAAAAATTTATTGGCACAGGTTCCGGCAATCTGACAGAATTGGAGAAAGTCATCAACGAACAGGCAGCCAAGGGATACCGCCTGCATACTATCTCCACCACAAGCAGCGGCAGCAAAGGCATAATGGGCGGCGACCGTATTCAGGCAACCATGGTATTTGAAAAGCTGGGCTGATAAACTAGTATTTGCAAATGCCAGCCATATTTTTATGGCTGGCATTTGCTTTTCGCAAGGGAAAAAAGAGCTTGACCGCCGCACAGAGTTTTCCACCCGGAAGCAGGCAGGCGTTGAAAGAACGGCTGCATATGGCGTAAAAAGCCCTGCCGGGAAATCCGGCAGGCAGGGAGTAATATCATGTCTGCTACAATTCCATCTCTTATGCAAGCCCCGCGGGCTTTCGGCTACTGCCGTAAATCTACCAATGAGCAGCGCGAGGAATCCCTGGAGGCCCAACAGCGTGCAATCGTCACCTTTGCCGCCACGGCAGGGTATGAGCTGGTACAGGTGTATAAGGACCATGGCAATTCTGGCCGCCGGGGTGAACGCCCGGAGTTTCAGCGCATGCTGGCCGATGCGGCAGCCGCCGGGGTGCAATACATCATCGTGCACAAGCTGGACCGCTTTTTCCGCAACGCGGATCAGCAGACGGTAGTCGAAATGCAGCTGCGCCGGCAGGGCATTCAGGTCATTTCCGCGGCGGAACACTTTGACGCCACTCCGCAAGGCCAGTTCATGCGCAATGTAACCAAGGCCATCAACCAATGGTACAGCGCCAATCTGGCGCAGGAGGTTGCCAAAGGTCTGCGCGAAAACGCTCTTACAGCAAGAACCACCGGCGGCCCGCCGCCGCTGGGCTATACGGTGGATAAATCTACAGGCCAGTATGCCATTGTTCCGCGGGAGGCTGAGGCGGTGCAGCTGATCTTCAAGCTGTACCAGCAGGGAGCGGGCTACACTGAAATTATAGATGCCCTTAACGCTGGGGGCTATGTAACCCGCCGGGGGCAGCCATTCGGCAAAAACAGCCTGTACGACATCCTGCGCAACGAAAAATACACCGGCCTGTATATCTGGAATCGCCTGGCCCCCGCCGATGTGGACGGCCGCACCAGCCGCCGCAGGCTCAAACCGCGGGACGAATGGGTTTGCGTGGAGAATGGCATGCCGCAGATCATCCCCACGGAACAGTGGCAGGCCGTGCAGGACGAAATGGATAAACGCAAGCACCGCAACGCCCAGTACAAGGCAAAGGCTTTCTACCTGCTTTCCGGGCTGGTATATTGCGGCGGCTGCGGCGGGGTCATGTCCGGCGAAATGCACCGCTACAACAGCCACGGCAAGGCGGTGGAGTACCGGTACTACCGCTGCACTGCCCAGCACCGGCAGCACGACGGGGGAGCGCACGCCCACCGCGTCAACGCTGACCGCTTAGAGAATGCAGTGATTGATTATATTCAACATATTGTGCTGGATCCTGTTAATATGGATGCCCTATGTGTTGCTGTGCTGGAAGCCCTGCAGCCGGATGGCCGCAACGCAGAGCGCGCCAAAGAACTCAAGCAGGAAGCCGGCATAATACAGCAAAAGGTCGACCGCCTGTATCAGGCCATCGAAAACGGCCTGGATGCTGCCGGGGCCATTGAGCGCATCAACGCCCTGCAAAAACAGCGCATGACCCTGCTGGCCCAGGCCAACGATCTGGACATCAGCGCAGAATCAGCCGCCGCCAGTGTGGATGAACTGCGCCGCGTGTGGTCCGGCATAAACCTGCGCGAATTGCAACCCGAAAAAATGCGCGTAATCGTGCGCGACCTGATCTATAAAATTGTTGTGTTTGATGACGGCCCGCGCGGCAGCCGGCTGCGCATTATCCTGAACCCCGCCCGGCTGAACCCCTCTGCCATCCCGAAGGCCATCGAAACAATGCCGTTTTCGGAACTTCAAAATTTTTCGCATACGGGCGGCAGCGGTCTACCCCTGCCAAAAGCACAGCAGTTGTGATACAGATGTATCGAAAAACTGCTGTGCTTTTTGTTTGCGGTTCGATTCGTTAAAATCCGAAGGTTTCAAGGAGAATAAGTTGGAGAAAATTATCGTAATGGCACCCGGCCATGAACTGTGGGATGGGACCATCGCTTTTGCAGCAGGCTGCCCATGGAAAGCAGCAGCATTTTTGGGGCAGAGAAGATGGAGCCAAACGATTTTGAAAATAACGAAAGAGCTCTTGTGGCCTTGCGCGATGATGACGCGGCGGCTTTCTGCACGTTTACCAATCGGGATGAAATGTCAAGAGAATATGGTTGTGGGCCTTTGATAGTTTTTTTGTTTGTTGCCGAAAAATACAGGGGGAACCGGCTGTCTGAACAAATGGTGAACGCGGCCTGCAACGTGGCGAAGGAACAGGGCTTTTCAGCGATTTGTCTCATGAGCGGGGAAGTGGGGCTGTATGAAAAATATAGCTTTACCAAAGTCGGAGATTATAAAACGATTTACGGCTCTGTTGACCAGCTTTTTTCCAAAACGCTGTAACAAAAAATGTTGTAGTCGGGAAAGAGCAACTGCAAATTAACGCTGCGGCATGGCCATGGTCAGCAGAGGAAAGCGCAAGAGTACCCGCCCAAAACTTTATTGACGCTGATGCGCGAAACACAAGAAAAATGGCAAAAAAATCAAAAAAGTGCTTGACAGTTGGGGTATAATCCAGTATAATCAATCATGTTGCAGCGGTCAGGTAACGCCTGATGCAAAGCGCGAAAGGGCTTGGCCCGGTAGTTCAGTTGGTTAGAACGCTAGCCTGTCACGCTAGAGGTCGTCA